TCCTCCACCAATTTTGGCGGGTTTAAAAACGCGTCTACTGCTTTAATTAAGCTCTCACTCCATCCATTGGCCAGCAAATGAGCGCATTCCTTTTCGTCATTGGCTACAGTAAATCCATAAGTCGTTCCGCTTGGCCCAAAATGCTCGCCTGGGCAGCGATAAACAAGAACAGGGTATTCCATATTACTTTGCTTTCTTTGCTGTCTTAGCAGCGGATTTAAACGCCGCAGTTGTAGGGGCGCCTTTAGTGCCAGGCTTCCTCATTCGTTCTTTAGATCCTTTTTCAATGCGCTCACGCTTCGCGTGAATATTCGCATAAAGACCAGTTTTCATTTTTTAGCCTTTGCAGGAGCCTTGCCAGGCTTTCCAGCTTTGAGTGCAGCAGTGCGAGCAGTAGACAATGCAATCGCTACGGCCTGCTTCTGTGGCTTGCCCGATTTCACCTCTTTGGAGATGTTAGAGCTAATTGTTTTCTGGCTATAGCCTTTTTTTAGCGGCATTTTATTTGCTCCAGTAATAAGCCCGAGGATTGCTCCCCGGGCTATGTTTACAACTTAGGCAAGGCGATACACGACAAAAGTATCAGCAGCAGTTTTGCGAACGCGGAAGCGAGCAGCCGCGCCGGAAGTGCCAGCGGTAGCAGCAGCGCCAACGATCGTTACGCCAGTGTTGACGGTGATCGTAAGAGCAAATGCAGCCAGAGTAATCAGCGAGAAATCGAAGCTGTCACCCACTGCAAATTCCGATGCCGCATCAAGAACCGCACCAGTTGGAAGCTGGATATTACGGCCAGCAGTTGGAGTGGCGGTAACGATGCCGCTCAACAGAGAAGCAGCGGTAAATGCCATTGAGCCGCCGTCTGCGATGTCGGTAGGTGCGCCCTGTACTTGAGCATTCAGACGCAGCTGCTGCACTTGTGGAGCGGTGCCGACCTCATAATAAACTGGCTGGCTACCGGTAGACTCAACAACGATGGTTGCGCCGGAAGAATAAGAACCGAAAACGGTCTGGCCATTCTTTACGGTGCCAATCAAAGTGGTTTGGTCAGGATAATTAGGAAACCCGATAGTGCGGGAAACCTGCGCCTCACCTTGGGTGAAAACTGCAATAGATTCACCAGACGGGATGGTAACGGTAGCTTTGCCGTTGACTGCAACGATGTTCGACATAATTTTCCTTTCTAAATTTTAAAAAGGCCGGATTTCTCCGGCCAGTGTTTCTTAGGTCTGCGAGAACATGATCACGCCAGACATTTCCGGCTGCTTGTTCACCACGCCAAACAGAGTATCGAGACGATATTTAGTTTTCATCGTGTTGATGTCGTACTGCTTCTGCATGACCAACTCGATGCCTTGGTCAGTAGAAGCACGCATCACAGCAGCGCCAGCATCAGCAGGAACGGCATAACGACCGGGCAGAATCTCAAGCGAATCACGCTGCCAGAACGGGTTCACAAAGTTGCTGACCGTATTCAGGAACACGATAGAGGCATTGGATGCAGTCGTGTTTGCAACGCAGTTCTGATACTGAATTTCTGCGTCGGTGCCGCCCTGCGCGGTAATCAGCGGTGGGCTGATAACCAGAGTGGTTGCGCTTGGCACAGAGATGACGCGGAAAGTCTTAAGCTGCCCGGTATCGCCTTTGGTGATGTGATGCACAGCGTTAATGCCAGCGATGGTGAATGCATCGCCTGCAGCAACGTTGGTTGTGCTGGAGACAGTGATGGTCTGGAAACGGTTGTCTACGTTAGCAGTTTCACCAGTAGCAGCAACAGATGTCGCTTTCGGGACATAGTAATTGCCAGCAGAGACGCGGGTATCAACGGTCAGACCTGCACCACCGGCAGCAGCTGCTTTGCGGTTTGCGTAGTCAAACTTATAGGTTTGGAAGCTGGCCATTTCGCCGACAAACGCCTTGCGCAGTGCGCGGTCGCTGATCTCGTTACCAAAGGAACGAGAGGCTTTCGACAGATCATTCGCCATGCCGTTATAGTCACGAGTGGACAGAGCCAAGAAACGATCATAAGACGGAACGCCTTGTTCGTTCATGATGGCCTCGCACTGAGCTACATCATCAAAACCAGATGCTGCAGCAGTACGTTTAACGAACAGTGTTCCCTGATTAGCTGCAACGTTCATGATTGCAACGTTGATGTCAGAAGCCAGCTTCTGTTTTGCAGCGTCGCCAAGACGACCCTCTTGCAGGCTATCGCGCAGCTCAGTTGCAGTCATAACCCACGGGACCGACTTGCTAAACCCGATAGTTGCGGGAACAGACAACTGCGTGAAATCGTCAAAGTTCGACGACATATCGGTTCCATTGTACGACGTGGCAATGTACGGCTGAGGGCGCCAGATAACATTGTTAGTGCGCTCCATCATAGTCTGGTCGGTGTTGTACACCGCGACGTTTTTGGACAGTACCAAAGCATCCTGGAAGCCTTCCAGAATATCCTCAAACGCTACGCGTTCCTCTTTGCTAAAGCTATTAGCCATTTTTAAAACTCCTGATTAAATAGATTTATTACGAAGCTGCCGTTTATAAGCCATGACTTTTGAAATATCGCCAGTCTTTTCGGCTTCAGCTCGCAGCCGTTCTAGGGTTGAGTCAACCGCCCCAGACACTCTGCCAGTTCCTTGCACAGTGCGCTCGGGTGGTGGTGCCGCCTTTCGGTTTGTAACTTTCAATTCTTTCTCCAGTTTCGCAACCGTAAAGGCGAACTTTACGTGGTCTTTGATGTCAGCGATCTCCTTTGCCTTCTTAGGATTCTTGCCGAGTGCGTAAACTACCAGTGCAGGATTTTCTGCGCCGTGAACCACCATCCATTGCTGTGTCAAGTCAAAAAGATCATGAACTACATACTCAGCATCTTCAAAGTCTTTAACATTTAGCCCGGCTTTAGCCTTACTGTAATAATCAAGTCTTGCCTGTAAAGCGTCGTGCTGCGCCTGTTCTTCTTGGCGCGCTTTCTCGGCGTCTTGATCAGCTGCGCGTTTTCGCTCGTACCAATCAGATAAAGCAGCTTCGAATTTGTCGGTGTCGTAATCGTGATCCTCTAGCTTTGGTTTCGCCCCTAACACAACCGGCTTGTTCTCAGTTTGTGCTGTGGTTTGCAACTTAGCTTCAAGTTCTCGAATGCGACGTTCCTTTTCGCGGTTCTGTTTACGCAACTCGCGAACCCATTCAGGCGCACGAGGTTCTTCTGCTGGAGGTGGCGACTCCTCACCAATGGAAACTACAACCTCGTCTTCGTCATCTTTGGCTGGTTCACTTTCCGATTCGCCGTTCTCATGTTCTGTGATTGATTGCTCATCACTGACTTGTTCGACATGCTCATCGTCTGCATTTGCCTCGATGCCTTCAACTTCGATTTGATCTCCTGTTTCTGCCGTTTTTACCATCATTTACCCCATTAAACTCACCCATTAAAACGGCGGGTGGATACCGTTAAATTATTGCATTGGCTGCACCTGATTTGTCACAGTGCCGCCAATATCACGCGCCAAGTTCAGCGCGTGGTCTTGAGAATCCATATCAACATTGGATAACACCTCTACAGTACGCGCACGCGAAAGCTCGGCATCTGCAATTGTCTTAACAGTACTTGCGCGAGCCTGCGCGGCTTTTGCTTCAGCTTCCTGAGCGGCGCTCATTAGATACATAGATTGCGGATCAGGCTGCTGCCCTTGCATTATTGCTGCCAGCTCCTCCGCCTCTTTCTCCGTAGGCTCAACAACGCCCATGCGCACCAGTTTTTTGCGGAAGAAATCGCGCGCGTCACTAATGCCCTCACCCTCCATGTTCATCATGGCCATGGCCTGAAGAACCTGCTTGGTTTCTGGATCATCGCTAATCGCCATCATGCCAGTCAGTGCGCGAACGGTAGATGAACGCTTGCTGCTTGATGAAGGGCCAACCTCAACGTTAACGTCAAACTTAGCATTGCTGAGATCATTTTCTAATACGACTGCGCCCGTTTCTTCATCAAGAATTGGCTTCATCAATTCGACAGATTGAACCTCGTTCCCTGCCGTGATTGCCTTCATCTTGCGTCGTTCTTCGATGTAAATGTCTTTGGCCATCGAGAGCCAGACCTCGCCACAGCGTTTCATCCCTTTAGCAAAATTAGACATGTAAATAAACGTCTGCATGTCTAGGCGCTGCTGGATCATCTCAACGGCTTTGCCGGAGATGTTGCTCACCATTTTATCGGCCTGCTGTGCGCTGCCTAAAATCTCCTGCATGTCCTGTTCGGTGACCTGTAGCAATGCAGCCATTGCAGGCGGAATTGCTGGACTGCGCGTATATGCGACAGGTCCGCTAATTGATTGGTTACCGTTCTGATCAGTGACAGGATTGATTAGCAGGTATGGATAATCTTTTAGATTGTCCTCGGCCCACATAACCTGGTGGCCAGCAACCTGCTCAGGAGTGAGAATAGGTTTCTCGACGGATGATAACGCGCTGATCTCGCCAAGTTTAGACAGCTGCATGTTTTTTAGGCGCTGCGCATCTTTCGCTAGGCGCACGTGGCCCATGCAGCGCTCAACGTTATCAACAAACCAGCGCTTGCCGTAGACCACAATAATCGGGATGCATTTGCCCGCAATGTAGCCTGCATCTTCGAGGATTCTCCCGCCGGACATAATGTACTTATGCACGCGCTTGGTTTTGAACTTCTTGCGACGAACCTCAACAGAGCCAATGGCCTGCAATGTTTCCTCTAGGTTCTCGTCATTCTCAAAGTCTGCTTGCGTGTAGCGCTCCTCGTCGCCTGCTATCGTGCGATAGATGCGCACGGTTTCGCTCTTTTCTTCGACGCGGTAATACTCGGCCACATATACCACATCCGGCGTGCACCAATCAAACTCGTATTGGTGAATCACTTTAGGCCAGCTTGTCGGGTCATCTCCCCACGTATCTTTATACGCCTCGCGCGTCATAGCCGTGATAACAAAGCAGCGTTTAGCGTCCGCCTTGTCTTGGCGCTTCGCCTCTAGGTCAAAAAAGACCGACGAGTCTGCATCAAAGATAGGCTCAATGCGGATCCGCTGGCGGTCGTCCTCCGGATCCTCGTCATCCTCGTAGACAGTGCGCAACCGCCATGCACCAATACCGCCACCAACCGATTCTTCGAATGCATTGTCGTATGCCTCATCCGCAACGCTGTCCTGTTCGTCGGCGCGGTACAGTCCGTCTAATGTGTCCGCCAGTTTGTCGCGCGACTCGCCATCTTTGCTCACGAAATCAACGGTAATGCGATTGTTTCGGTATTCGTTAATGATTCGAATAACCGCTAGGTGAATCTTATTCACCTCGAATTTCGGCTTGTTCTCGTACACGTCAGCGAGCGGGCCTTCCCATTGGCTACCGGCCAGGCTGTAAAAGCGGCGATCCTGCAAGCATTGCAGGCGCTCATCACGAAGCGCCGACTGAATATTGTCAAACTCGGTAAGCGCCTCAGCGTGCAGATTGGCTAGTTGCTGTTCTTTGGAAATTCTGGACATGGCATTCCTTATTTTGTCCGATTGTCTCACCATTTGTTCATTACTGGCAACGGGGTGAAACTTGTCACTTTAGACGGTTGTGCTCGTCTCACACTTTCGCACGCGTACCGCAGCGCATCAATGACGTGGTTCTTTTTGTCCTGCAAGATTGGCAGCACTTTACCTGTGAGAGGGTCGGTCTTAAAACTGTAGAACGTCAGTTCGTCAATAGTGTGCGTGCATCGAGGATGCACAACGATATCGTATGATTTCAGCCACTCAATGCCCTCCTCGACCGATTTTGCACCTTTTACCGCGCCCATGATCTTTGGGAATCCGTTCTTTCGCATATGGCTTATTGTCTCAGGGCGCGAACTATCCGCCACGATAGGCCATTTTTCTGATTCCGGCACCGTCATGAATAGCTCAGGCGTGTTGACGATCTCGCAGCCCACCATAAACGCCTCGTAATCGATATACAGAGCTCGTCCTACAATGTGACAGCGCACCAATGTTGTCGGGTCAGTTGCGAATCCCCAGTCAGCGCCGAGCCGATGAACCGCGTCTTTTGGCGCTTCAAACTCCTCCACACGCCAGTTCTGAAACACGCGAGCACTGCTATTCTGCAGGTAGCCACCACGCCAGACGTGCGCATATTTGTCTGGATCGCGCCCTCGGTCGTATTCCATCTCTGCGCGTAGCACGTCTGGAAACCACGGGTTGTCGTCGAAGTTGACGGCCAACACAACCGAATCGGGAGGCGGCTTCTCGCCACGCAATAGCACATCAACCGGGTCCGTCGACTGGCTCGGATTCCACGTGAACCAGAGCTCGGAGCCAGGCTTTCGGATCGTCGGTCGCAGCAAGTCTAGGCTTCGCTGTGACAGGCTCTGCGCCTCCTCTACCCACGCGCAATCGTAGCCTTCCAGCGACTTGATCGAGTCGGCTGTGTGGTTCTGCATGCCCTGAAAAATAATCATCCCATCGCCGCGCTTAGACTTGATGCACGCCTCCTGCACTTCGAAATACGCGCCCGCATTCATCTGCTCAATCTTCAGCTCTAGCAGGCGTTTAACAGACTGAGCCAGCGATTTCTGAACCTCACGCACGCATACACTGCGCCGCTTCTGGTCCATGATGTGCGCCTCGATTAGCATCTCGGCGAAGGCGTGCGATTTCCCAGAGCCGCGCCCACCATGCGCGCCTTTATAGCGTGCAGGTTCTAGCAGTGGCAGAGCCCATTCTGGCGTTTCGATGCGTAGGGTCGTCATAAAAGATTAGGCTGCACTGCGTTAATGCGTGCGCGGGCCAGCGAACGCCAGCAGATGCCCGCCCGGCTTCAGCACGCGCATGCATTCGGCCCAAA